CAGGCCTGTCTGCTCTGTCCAAAAAAATCATCTCTAAATTTGGTTCCAACACTTTACTATGGACGTGTCCCGGGCTAAGCTGTTGGTTACGGACGCTGATTCTGGTGAAGCTCTTAACTCCTCTTGGTCTAAGAGGAATGCTGCCTCGTCTTTCAAGACCATGTTCGAGTTTGTGCGAGCGGAGAAGTTTAATGGACGTTTACGCCAAGTCGAAGTCACTCTCCTTGCTGGAGCTCCTGGTTCGGCTAAGACTTCCGGACTTATTGAACTGCTGCGTACAGAGGTTAAGGGACCTCCGGTTGGACAATATAAATTCCTTGCTCCCAGGACCTTCTTGCGAGACGATATCGCCGACAAACTTGACCTTGGCCCCCATGGTTGGATCATCCAAACGCTTGAGAAAGGGCTTCTCCTCAACCCAACTCGCCTCACGATCATTGACGAGATCACCCTCTGCCACCGAGGTTACCCCGAGCTCCTCACATATTGGAGTGGTCTCACTAATCACGTTGTTCTGCTGGGCGATCCTTGCCAAGCTGATCATCATGAGATCTCGTCGGAAGCCCGCGTTAATCGCATCTCTGGAGCCATGGCACCCTTCCTCACCGCTCCTTTCGATTACAGAGGTTGGACGTACCGGGTCGCTCCCGGAGTCTCCCGCCTTTTCGGCCTCCCCTCCTTCAGCAAACGCCAAGCGGGTGTTCTCTTCCGTTCGGATGCTCGCCTTGCCCTTCCCACCATTTGCCCAAACACCCAAAACGCCCAACATTCGGCGGGAAACACTTTTACGTACGGAACTTCTCAGGGCCAGGACTTCCAAGGTGACTGGCAGGTCATCATCACTCAAGACACGCTTCAGGCCTGCTCGCTTGAGTCCATCTACGTCGCCTGTACCCGAGGAAAGGGGAATCTCATCATCATCACTCGTTTTATATGGACTGGGACCACCATCAACCTCGTGCGAAACAACCCCATCCTCAACGCCATCTATTTCGATGTCCCCTGTGATTACCGACAGGTCTTCGCAGATAAGTTGCGAAATGCACGGTTCTTACCTTTGCCCCATGCGCCAGTGCAACCCGGTCCAAGAAGGCGGTTTGACCTGCCTGGACTTACTCCCGCAAGAAGAGCAAAACTTTTCGGTGATGAACCCACTGGAACGCTTACCCCCCGGGCTTGAAATGTTGTCGGTTCTCTTTTCCGGTTTGTCTATCGAGAAAACACTCTCCGACTCCGTTGATATTGCCGCCGACCCAGCTCTTGAAACTGCCCAGCCCATCCCCGAGTTTCGTTCCACCAGCTTACTTGAAACTTTCTTCCCTCCTTCTGGCCGCGAAACTCGTGAACTCTATGACGACACAGGAGCCATGTCCAACTTGTACCAAGACGATTACTCACGTGTTCCAGTTTGCTTGCAGGATCAAGCCTTCATGCTGCAAGTCTTCATGAAACAGCGCAGCGCCGATCCGGTATTCTTCCAGAGAACCCTGGAGAAACGGATTCGACTAGCTTCTCTGGAATCGAATCGGCTCTCCTTCAGTCGTTCCACCGATCATGCTCAGCATCTTTTCAGAGCCTTCATGGAACTCTTGCGCATGCCCTGTGAGGGAGTTGAACCTTTTGACCAGGACCTATTTGATCTCTGCACCGTTCAATCTGAGCTCAACAAGCTAAACAAAGGATCCACTCTCCTTCAAGCTAATGCCCAACGCAGTGATCCCGACACGAAAGATGCTTCGGAGTTCGTCAAGCTCTTCGTCAAGACCCAGGTGAAGGCCAAATCCGAGACTATCAACATCCCAGGCAAGGCGGGGCAGACTCTGGCTCTTTTCCAAGATCGTCTGCTCATGTTGCTTGGTCCTTGGGCACGCTATCTGTCCGCCAAGATAAGAGCTAGATTGCCCGACTCTGTGTTTTGGCACAATCGCACTTCACTCTCTGATCTAGACGCCTTCGTCAAGGAAGAGTGGGCCGACCGTGATTCCACAACAGCCGACGCCACTTTCTAC